CATCATTTTTTAAACCATAATTTGCTGCGGAGGTTGTATGTACAACCTTTTGTCCCTCATAAAATCCATGATTCGTGATAGTTATTTGTCCACTAGTGGTGTTAACACCAACACTATTAAAAGATTTTGGATTAATTAAAACTCTTCTAGAACTATCATTATATACTACTGATACTGTTGTTGATATTGATGGATTTACATCAATAAAAACAGTATCTTGATTTGTCAATCCATGAGTTTGTGAGGTTGAAACAGTAACTAAGTTGCGAGATATAGTTCCAGTAATTACATTAGTATAATTTGTTTTGAAACTATGATATTTTCCATTACCAAATGATGTGAAATATAGAGCGCTATCATTTATAGTTGTAGCAGCTGCTCCAATAAATGTTCCTGTTGAACCCAATCCCACTTTGACAGTAGATACTCCAACCAAATCTTCTGAGATTTTTGCAATGTAAAGAATTGTATTGTTAGTTAAATTAAGAGAAGTTGATATACCATTGGTACTTATCCCAATAGCATTTCCGCCATTAGTTGAATAAACAATTTCATCACCAGTTTTCAATCCATGATTTGGTATAAAAATTGATTTTGTAGGTATGAATATTTGTGTTGCACCAAAACCTGGATTTGAGAAAGAAATTGTAGTTCCAATGCCAACACCATAATTTGTACCCAAAGCAACAGATTCTGTTGGATCAAAGTAAATTTGTTTGTTTACCGTATTATTAAAACTCGTGTTATAACCTACATTAATTCTAACTTTTCTTTGTGCTTGATAAATTAATGTTGATTGAGTATGCGAAGCACCAACAGTTCCATTTATAGATCTAAGAACTCTTACTCTAGAGTTATTTGGTTCTATATTTAAAACTCTTACTTGTTCTGTCCCTATTCCAAGAATATCGTTTACGGATAAATTTGGATAAGTAAGATCACCAAGAATTTGGAAATATGTAACTATACCAGTAACTGCCGTTGATCCTACACCAACATTCAAGACATATCTTCCACCAGTTGTTATTCCTGCGGTATATGAACCCTCAAGCAATGTATTTGTTGTACTGACTCCAGATACTGTAACAATGTCTCCATTTATATAACTATGAGGATTTTCTGCAAATAATATAAAGTTTCCATTTCCATCTGCAGGGTAAAACTCAACATTAGAAATGCTACTAGTAGCGACACTAATATTTGAAACAGATTTTCCTGATACTCTAGAAACTATAGCATTCGCACCAAATCCTCCAGTCCCCTCATTGTTAAAAATTAAAGAATCATTTACTTTATAACCACTTCCACCAGTTACTATTCCAATATAATCTAAAGTTCCTGGTGCTGCATATTTTATTTTGGACTTTTGTGAGAGTAAGTTTGGAACTGTCAGGTAATCATATGTATTAACATCATCATTAATTTGAAAATTAGCAGTAGAACGTCTCCACAGAGTTTTATTTAAATCAACTCCATCCTGATTGGATGCTTTTTTAAAATTAAAATCTATTGGTTTTGAGTTATATCCATTTCCAATCAAATATGGGAATTTTGGTTTTTTATACTTTACAAAAGTTCCATCAGAATCTATGGATTCGTTAAATGTTGCAAAGTATGCATATGTCCCATTAGGAAAATCGGGAGTGATGCAAAATCTTCCATTATTCTCATCTAATACTAGATCATCAGATCCATTAATATAGGTAAAGTCCTCTACAAAAAATTCTGCAGGGAAGAACGATAGTGATGGTCTATTGTTCTTTTTGGAAGATTCTTCTTTATATCCAGATTTTAATTGCTTAACTGATCCGCCAATTTTTGACTCATATCCATATGGTCCATAAATCGGATTTCCATCATATGCCCAACCAATAATGGGAGAATGTGTAGTTGAATTTAATTCATCTCCAGATGAAGACTTTTTAAGATCGACATTTCCATATAATTGATTCCCAGATTGATCGAGAGAATATATTGTTTCTCTCAATTTTCTAGGAGCATAAAGATGACAATACTGCAGCCCAAACTCGTCACCAATACCATTTGTAAGAACTCCATCATCACCTGAAATATCATTTAAGTATCTTTTAAAGTTATTGACAGTCCAAGATTGAATTTTTGCTCTAAATTCTGCACCTCTCCCTGGAGAAATTACATTTATAAAAGTATTGCCGGAGTTATAACCAAATCCAGGTTCTAAAACTTTAACATCTACTATTTTTCCTCCAGATAAAATTGGAACTAAAACTGCCCCAATCCCATCACCAACTATTTCTAAATTTGGTGGTGCAAAATAAGATTTTCCGGAGTTGTTTACAAGAACTTCCGAAATTCTTCCATTAGAGACAATTGCAGTTAACTGAGCGTCTTGACCAGAATATAAAGTAAATGATGGATCTCTATAAAAATTAATTATTTCCTCCGATCCATACCCACTACCAGAGTTACTTACATGTACAGATGTTATTTGACCTCTGAAAACTGGTTGTAAAACTGCTTTAAAAGTTTCGTTGCTAGTTGAAGAAATTCCAACGTTTCCAATTACTTCGACAGAAATATCTGGATAATTAAAAATATGTTCTCCAGAACCTTTTGAATTTATATCAACTAATTGTCTAATTTTGTAAAAATAATCTTTTGCTGTTAAAGCAGTGCCAACTAAGGATAATCCAAAAGTATCACTATCAATTTTTAAAATATAATATTCATTTCCTGATTGCAATCCACCAATATCTGTACCATTTGTGGTATATTTTACTATGTCACCATCCCCATATCCATGATTCCTAATCGAAATTGTATTTGAGGCAGTATTAATTCCGGAAACAGAAGATGTTCTTTTTTTATTTTGATATCCAAAACCTGGACTTAGTACTTGAACACTTGATAATACTGATTTCTTACTAAATGATTTTAAAGTATGATCACCAACACCATATGAAAGTAAAGATATAGTATTAATTCCAGATATAGCGTCACCACTAGACTTATGCAACTTGAGGGTATATTCATCATTCTTATGCACATAATAAACTGAATTATCAACTAAACCAGAAATACTCTGCTGTCCGTTGGTGGTGTAAATTACTTTCTCACCATTTCTAAATTTATGATATGTACTAAATCCTATAGTAGATATTGTTGTGCCAACCCCAACTAGCGATGCATTTGCATTTGAATTAAAAGAGACGCTATGCTCAATTAATTTCATATTTGCAACTGCATTTGCTCCCGTTCCATTTCCTCCTGTTATTTTTATGATAGGAGTTTCTGTATAATCAAATCCAGGATCAAGAATACGAATTTCTTCTAGAAAACCAGATACAGCACAATAACCCGTAGCTCCAGTGCCAACCGAATCTGATATGTTAAGAATAGGTGGATTTATTACATCATAATCTTGTCCAGGTGAAGTTACTTCAATCTCTTCTATTCCTCCATAGAATATGGAATCTTGAGATTTGTAGTTTAAAATTTCAACTCCATTAATTAACATTCCAGTTTTTCCTGGAATAGTTTCATGAATTTGTCCATCATTAACTGGAGAAGATATTTCTCTCAATAATTTTTGCGACTCTAAAGTTTTTCCTCTTAAATCATATTTTTCAATTATATTTGATGATGGAGTAACATTAGAATTAATATATGCAAATCGTCCATTAAAAATATCAGATCTACTTCTAGATAGTTTTACATTATATTGATCTACTCTTTTAATAAAGTAAATTCCTTCCGGAATGTTGTCTCCAAGAGAGCTTAAAATTGTTGCTGAAGTAAATCCCTCTGGACTTGTAGTAGTTTGCTTTTGTGGAGTATAGTAAACGGAATCACCAGTATATAATCCATGATCTTTCAGTGTTGTCAACTGGATTATATCTGTAGATGCAATTCCTACAGGTGGATATGACCCAGAAAAGACAATTTTTTGATTTGCTGGATTTAGAGGTTGACCAGAATAGTATGGTATTGATGGAGATGCTACTAAAATACTATTTTTGTCTTCAGAAACATATACATTTTGAACATTTGAATTTATAAAAGATGATGTTGGAAAAACATTAGTATTATTTTTTAATAAATTTCTCTTTAATTTATATTGCCCATTTGAAGCAAGTGCTCCTTGACCAACAACAGAATATGTGTTTTCGGATTTTACATCAATAATAGTTCCTGTGGATTGGGAATTATTTGAACCTATAAAAGTTACGCTATCACCAATCTTCAAAGATGAAGCAGTTTTAGTGGTAACAACACCAATATTATTTGCAGTATTGATAATTGAAAAATCTTTCACCAAATATGTTGGAGAAATATTGAGTAACCAATTGTTTATTTTTTTACTTTTAGAATTATCTCCAAGAGATTTTACATTAATTGAATCATCTTTTTGGAAATAATAAGAATTTTCTGGTAACTTGAGATTATTTAATACTGAGGTAACTCTTACCTGTATTTCTGATCCATCAACTATAGATTGTCCATATGCATAAGTGTTTATTCCAATCTTTGTGGTATCTAATATTATTTTTGAAACGTTAGAGCAATTTGTAAACTGCGTTAAATTCTTTGAAGAATAACTTACAATGCCTACCGAACCATCATCATAAGTGACTCTTATATTTCCAGAGTTTGGGAACCCAACTGTCGAGTCTACGTCAATGTATGTAGATCCTACAGAAACATTTCCAATAACTTTAGAAGTTGCATGTATAGAAAACTCTCCATATACTGCACCCTCAACTATTAAGTCTCTATTGTAATCCGAATCTAGACTTATTTTATAATAATCTGAAGTAGAAAATCCGCTTGTAACCTTTTCTACTCTAGTTACTGGAGCGTATGCTTTTTGGATATTACCATAACTTTCTTGAAATAATGTTGAATTTCTTAAATCCAAAGGATTTCCGGAAATTTTTTCAACAACAATATCTTTAGTTTTCCTATAATGAGCATCTGAAGGTCTAAAAAGTTGTTCTCTTGGGCGAACAACTTTTACTCTTTCGTTATAAAGAGCCTTAAATAAAATTTCAAAAGAAAAATCAGTTCCTTTTGATTTATAAAAATCTTTAAGTTGCTTAATAAAAAGTGATTGATTTAATTTTAATCTTTCGCTTGGGTTATCAGACTCATTATCATAGAACTGTCTATTTTCAAAACCAGGTGCAATTTGATACTTTGTCTTTCTAAAAAACTCTTTTAAAAATAATGAACTTAAATTTTTTACTTCTTTTGTGAACTGGCCTTGATCATCAAGAGATGCAGTATGCTCGTCAACTTCAGAATCCGAAAAAATAAGTTCCTCTGGATTATTTGGATTAAAATATGAAGTTATGCCACTGAAACCTCTAACACAACCAGTAAAAGAAGTTTGTGTTTTACCAGTGTATGTAATTATTTCATTGTCAATTTTGATCAATCCATACGTGTCAGGAAATCCCTGAGTGTTTGCAACAAATATTTCTTGATCAGAGAAACTTACATTTTGCGTTAAAATAGTAGAGTCAATTATATCTGCATTATTGTCAAGTTTTACATATTTGTCAATATTTTGTAGAATATCTAAAGGAGCTCCTTGATATTCTTGTGATTTATAATATTGTGAGAAAAATTCCTCAGAAAGAGGATACTCTTCCTGAACATATCCAGGAAATTGGTTCTTGACAATCGTGCTGAACTGAACTCTTTTTTCTGTCATTTTTTTATTATCTTACTATGAATCCGTTTTTGTAACTTGATGAAACGATATAAGCAGAACCTGATGGATCGGCACCAGAAGAAATCTGATCTGTAACCATATCAAATGTACTCTTACTAATATCTAGTTGCAAATACAAATCCTGTTTTCCGATAACATCATTTGATTGTGGAACTGCAGAAATTTCTATTGTTGGTTGTCCGTTTTTAATTGGTGCTGAAATTATATTAATTGGATTTAAAGTTATAACTCCACTAGTATAATCAATTCTTCCAACATTTCTTCTAAGGATAGTTGCTTGAGTTGATGTAGGATTTGGAACAGTAAATAGGAAGATTGAACCATTTCTCCTGTTTGTATCCGGAACATCTGAGATATACACATCTTGTCCAATTCCAGCAACTCTAAATGCAGATGACTTTATATTATATCCATTCAAGCTCTTTATAAAAAATTGATTACCAAAACCAATGGAGTACTCTGCAAAAGTATTTAATGTGACACGCAGATCTCTCCTCATTTGAATTTTTGTTATATTTGAGGTTATTGATTCATGGCTATCATCAATTATTTTAAGAAACTTACTATACTTAAATCTTGCTCCATAACGATTGAGTTCTGAAGATTCTGCGTACTTTGTTGCATTATCAATAACTAAAGAAGAAACATAGGAAGAACTTTGAGCAAGATTTGTATTATAGTAAATCTGAGATTCAACTTCCAAATAAAGATATTTTAGATCTAATATTTCAGGAACAATACCTGCAACAGAATATTTTTTAAGATCCCTTCTGATATTCTCTTTAATTAAGTTTGGTAAGAAGTCGCCAGTTCTTGGTTTTATGCTGATAAAAACCTTTCCATATTGTGGTGGTATTGTATCTTCTCCTCCAAATACTGAGATTGACTCTGTTTCTGGATAAATTTTAGATGGTATTAAAGTTTCATAATCATTAATTGTCAATGCTCTATTTTGAGAAGCATATATTCTTGGTGCATATTTTTTGATAGAATCTATTGATTCTATTTGCTCACCACCCAGAGAAGATATTATTGTAGTAATAAGAGAAATGCCAGAAGAAACAACATACTCTTGGGAGTTTCTGGTATAAACTATTCTACCACTAAATGAAAATCTAGAAATTCCATTAGCAGCATCTCCGCTTGATATAATATATGATGCTTCAATGTAGTTTCCATCTTCTAGTTTTTTACCAAAAATTCCATCACCAAATATTAACTCATATCTTTCATCCTCAATTTCTTGCAAGAAGAAAACTTTAGATTCTCCATTGATATCAAACAAACTATCTTGACGGGTGTATTTTACCCTTGAGCTTGATAAATTAGAAGATTTCACTGAAACAGAAATTAAGTCAGAATCTATACCTGCATTCTCTAGTATAAATCTTTGATTTAAATCTCTTGAACTATTAGTGAATGTATCTGTTATCAGAGTTCCTTCATAAATTGGAACATTTTCAAATAACGCAACTCCATTAATAACAGGAACTGTAATATCTTCAAGAATACAAAAAGTGAATGATTGATTTGCAAATTGTGCAGATGATGCAGCAACGATTCCTTTTTGTAAAGTTAATGATGAAGGTGTTGGAAATATATTAGTTGTATCAACAAAGAAAGTAACTACAGACGATGCTGCCTTTCTTGACCTAGGGATATATCCAATGTTTCTTGCGAGTGCAACAATGTTTTCTCTAAGAGTTGCACTATCAATAAAAACCTCATTTGACACCATGTTGGCGTTATATGAGGATATGTATGTATTATATGCTAATACATCCAAAATGGTTGATAGATTTGACCCTTCAAAATCATAATCCGTAAAATTAGAGTTCGCTCTTAGATAGTCTCTAAGAGTCGTTTTTATCTGATCAAAATCTAGATTTGTAAAATTTATTAACGACATTTACCTTGTTGGAAGAAGAACGAATTCTAATTGCTGCGGAAGAATATTTGCTCCTATGATCTCATACTCTAAAGTTGCATTGAAAGTATTATTGTCATAATCAGGTTCAACTCTTACATCAAGTAAATTAACTCTTGGTTCAAAGTTTTGAATTGAAGTTCTAATTTCATTTTCAATAATATTTGCAGAAAA